CGCCTCGCCCAGACATGGAGCGGGGCGGATTGCGTTGGGGCTCCGAACATCGGTGAACTGAATGGCTGATCGTCCGCAGCATCCTAGTGGTCGGCCTATCCGTGAGCAGAGAATCATCGGCCGTCCAATCTGGCGAGTGCCGGACAAGGGGCCTGTTATTCCGAGGCTGCAAGAGTCGGTCGAGCGAGTTCACGCGGTTGGCTTCATGGCGCAGATTTGCGCCGAGGATGAGTGGGATTAATTCGAAGGTTGGCTACGCTGACCCCATAACCCGAAAAACGCTAAATGGCTAAAGCAGCAACCGATATCCGATCTTTGGCGCGCAGCCATACCGAGAGCGCGCTCAAGGTTTTGGCCGGCATCATGAACGAGCCGGAAGCGCCTCATGCCGCCCGCGTGGCAGCTGCCAACAGCTTGCTTGATCGCGGATGGGGCAAGCCTACGCAGCCTGTCTCGGGCGATCCTGACGGCGCTCCGCTCGTCATCACATGGCAACGGTAACAATCCCGTATTCGCCCAGACCACAATTCGTTCCCTATCACGACCGCAGTGAACGCTTTTGCAAGATAGTCGCTCACAGGCGCTTCGGCAAAACGGTCGGCTGCATCAACGATCTGATCAAGGCCGCGCTGACCAACACGCGCAATGTGCCGCCGCCTCGATATGGCTACGTCGCCCCAACCTACACGCAGGCCAAGGACGTTGCGTGGGGTTATCTGAAACACTTCTCCGCGCCGATCCCTGGCATTCAGATGTCGGAATCGGAGCTGTGGGTCGAATACCCCAACGGCGCGCGTATCAGGCTCTACGGCGCTGATAACTACGACCGGATGCGCGGTCTGTACTTCGACGGCATCGTCATTGACGAGCCTGCGCAGATGGACCCAAGGGCATGGCCAGAGGTCATCCGACCGACGCTATCGGACTATCAGGGTTGGGCGACATTCATCGGCACGCCAAAGGGCCGAGATTGGTTTTACAAGATTGATCGCGCTGAGAGCGGCGCGGAGCTGGATGGCTGGTTTCGGCTGGTTCTCAAGGCCAGCGAGACCAAGATCATCACCGATGACGAGTTGACCAGTCTGCGGGCTGGATTGACCGACGAGCAATACGCTCAGGAATTTGAGTGCAGCTTCGAGGCTGCTGTTATCGGCGCTTACTACGGCCGCTTGATGCAGCAGGCCGATCAGGACAAGCGCATCAGCAACGTGCCGTATGAGCCGACCGTGCCGGTCTATACGGCGTGGGACTTGGGCGTGCGCGACCTCACGGCGATCTGGTTTGCGCAGGTTGTCGGCCGCGAAATCAGGCTCATCGATTATTACGAAGCGAACGGCGTCGATCTCGGTCACTACGTCCGCGAAATCACGAGCAAGCCCTATCTCTACGCCGATCACATCGTGCCGCACGATGCGCAGGCCAAGGAATTGGGCACGGGCAAGAGCCGCCTCGAAGTGCTGGAAAGTCTTGGGCTGAAAAGCCTGACGATTGCTCCGATGCATCGTGTCGAGGACGGCATCAACGGCGCAAGGACGATCATTCCGCGCTGCTGGTTCGACGCGGCGAAATGCGCGCGCGGTATCGATGCGCTGAAACTCTATCGCTCTGAATTTGACGAGAAGCTAATGACGCTCAAGCCGCGCCCGCTGCATGACTGGACATCGCACGCGGCCGATGCGTTCCGCTATCTCGCGATGACGTTGGATTCCAAGATCGTGAACACTGGCTTCAACCGGCGCATTGAATACCGGAATTTGGGCGTCGCCTGATGGCCTCCAAAAAGATGTCGCCCGACGAGCTAAAAACCATCCTGTCAGCCGAGAAGGCGACAGCGTCCGCCGTCCTCAACAGCGCAGAACTCGCTGGCGAGCGCAGCGATGCGATGGACTATTACTACGGCCGCATGGAAAAGGACATGCCGTCGGCCGAGGGGCGCTCGAAGGCTGTCTCGACTGACGTTGCCGATACCATCGAAGGGCTTATGCCGGCCTTGATGGACATCTTCTGCGGCTCTGACGAGGTTGTGCGTTTCGAGCCTGTCGGACCGGAGGACGAGGAAGCGGCGCAGCAGGAAACGGATTACGTCAACTACGTTTTCATGCAACAGAACCCTGGCTTCCTGACGCTGTATTCCTTCATCAAGGACGCGCTGCTGCAAAAAAACGGCATCGTCAAAATCTGGTGGGAGGACAAGGACAACGAGCGCCGGGAAACGTACTACGATCAGCCCGACGATGCGTTTGCCATGCTTGCGATGCAAATCCTGCAAAGCAATGGTGACATGCAGATTATCGAGCATACGCAGAAGGCCGATGATCAGGGCCAGGTCACGCATGACGTGACTGTGCTAACGACGCAGAAGGTGTCGCAGGCCCGCGTCATGCCGATCCCGCCTGAGGAATTCGGCATCTCCAAGATGGCGCGCTCTATTCGCGACGCCAATTACTGCTTTCACGAGGTCACGACCAAGACTGAGAGCGACCTGATCGAGGAAGGCTACGACGCCGATCAGGTCAAGAGCCTGGATGCGTATATTCAGGCGACAAACATTGAAACCATTTCGCGCGATAGCGTCTATGAGAGCCAGCGCGTTGCATCGCCGGCGGCCCCGAATAGCGGCTCTCGTCTTGTCCGCGTGACGGAGCATTACATTCGGCTCGATTACGAGAACAACGGAAAGGCGCAGCTCTATCGTGTGACGACGGGCGGGGAGCGCGGCGAAATCCTGCGGCGCGATGGTGTCGAGGATATTGAGCCGTGCGACATGATCCCGTTTGCGTCGTGCACGCCGATTCCGGTCACGCATCGTTTCTGGGGGCGCTCGCTGGCTGATGCCGTGATGGACATTCAGCGGATCAAGACGGCGCTGCTGCGTGGCAAGCTGGATAATCTCTATCTGCATAATAATCCGCGCGTTGAGGTCGCGGAATCGTTCGCGGGACCGAACACGCTGGATGACCTGCTGGTGTCGCGCCCGGGCGGCATCGTGCGCACCAAGCAGCCGGGCGGCCTCAACTGGCAGGTTGTGCCGGATATTTCTGGCAGCATCTATCCTGCGCTGGAGTATTGGGACAGCGCGCGCGAAATGCGCACGGGCGTCACACGACAGGGACAGGGCATCGACGCCAACGCGCTCCAGAATCAGAGCGCAACCGCCGTGAACCAGGTGTTCACGATGGCGCAGGCGCGCATGAAGCTGATCGCGCGCGTGATTGCGGAAACTGGCGTCAAGGATATTTTCTCGCTGCTTCACGCGCTGATCTGCAAGCACGGCAGCAAGGCGCAAACGGTGCGGTTGCGCAATAAGTGGGTGCAGGTTGACCCGCGCCAGTGGCGCACGCGCAACGACATGACAATCAATGTCGGTATCGGCAACGGCGGCAAGGCCGAGCAGTTTGCGCAGATGATGGCGATTGCCAACATTCAGAAGGAAATGCTGGCTGGCGGCAAAGCGCATCTGGTTGACGATACCAAGCTCTACAACACGGCCGAGCAGATTGTGCGTCTGTCCGGCTACAAGAATGCGCAGGCGTTTTTTAACGATCCGAGCGAGACGAACCCGGACGGCTCACCGAAGCATCCGCCTCAACCTCCGCCGCCCGATCCGGCGATGGTCAAGGTGCAGGCCGATATTCAGATGAAGCAGCAAGAGCTGCAAATGAAGCAGCAGGAGATTGTTGCCGGCGCTGAAATCGAGAAGCAGTCAGACCAGCGCAAGGCCGAGATTGAAGCCGTGCAGGCGCGGGCCGATATTGAGACGAACAACCGCAAGATCGAAGCCGAAATGGCTCAGGCGCAGCAGAAGTTCGAGCTCGAGCGCGAGCTGAAAATCCTCGACTTCCAGCTCAAACGCGAAATGCAGATGGCCGAACTTGAAATGCGCCGCGAGCAGCACCAGCAGGCATTGCAGGCCGGCGTTTACAAGGCCGTACAGACCGCAGAAGCCCATGAGCACAAGATGGAGCAGATGCGGGAGAGCAAATCGGGAGATAGCGATTGATCGCCTTCTGTCTCGCCTCGACCGATCATGGCCCGATGCTTGTCAACCGGCTCGACTACAACCATTCGTTCAACGGCGCGTTCTATGGCGTTGGCGCTCAGTTGATGGAAAACGGCGCTTACGATCCGCGCGACGTTGACATGCTCAAGAACCTTCTCATTGTCCGCCGCGAGCATCATGGCGATGGCGTTGTGGCGCTCGACTGCGGCGCTAATATCGGAGTGCATTCGGTCGAATGGGCTCGCCTGATGAAGGGTTGGGGCAATGTCATTGCGGTCGAGGCTCAGGAGCGCATCTATTACGCACTGGCTGGCAACCTGGTGCTTCAAAACTGCTTCAACGCTAGAGCGATTTGGGCAGCGGTTGGAGCCGAGGCCGGAACCATCAGCTTCCCCGAACCTGATTATACCCGACAGTCCAGCTTCGGAAGCTTCGAGCTGCGTCCGCGAGCAGGCGGAGAGTTTATTGGCCAGCCTGTGGACTATGGATCGCCTACTGCGACAGTCGAGTCCATCACCATCGATTCACTAGAGTTGCAGAGGCTGGACCTGCTGAAAATCGACATCGAAGGAATGGAGATTGAGGCGCTGGCTGGCGCGAAAGATACCATTGTGCGCTGCAAGCCTATCCTCTTTGTCGAGGTCATCAAGTCGGACCGCGATCTGATTGCGGAAGCCCTGCGCAATGAGGGCTATCGGATCATCCCGCATGGCATGAACATGCTGGCGATCCACGAGACCGACCCGACGATGGCGAATATCTCAGTCGAGCGGGAGGCTGCGTGAGCGACGCAGAGAAATATCGCGCCTACGCGAACGATCTGTTGCGCAATCCTGACGACCCCGAATCCATCGTCAATCAGTTCAGCGTCCTCAGCGAAAAGAAAGAATACGCCAAACACTATCTGCCGCTCGCCAAGCGCGCTTACGATCTTGCGCCGGGCGAGATTAACACGATGTTCAACTATGCATCCGCGCTCCATCGCAACGGGCACTTTGAAAAGGCTCTGAGGCTCTACAAGGCTTGCGTTGACAAGGCCGATGCGGAATGGATGCCGGTTGTTCTGCACCATATCGGAATCGCCTACCGCACGCTGAACGACAACACGCGCGCGGCTGACTACTATCAGCGCGCTTACGATCTTAAGCCTGATCCTTCGATCCTCAAGGACAAGGCGCTTGCGCTGCTGGCTGGCGGTGATCTGTACGAGGGCTTGAAACTATTCGAGGCGCGCAAGGAAAGTGCCAAGGCTCGCTTCGCGCAGAACGGCTCGCGGCTGGTGAACCAGCAGAAGTTGCCGGACAGCGCCGTGCATTGGGACGGTGAAGACCTGACCGGCAAGCATCTGGTCGTCTATCACGAGGAAGGATCGGGCGACTTCATTCAGGTATGCCGCTTCATTCCACGCCTGCGCAAATTGAAGCCGGCAAGCATTAAGCTATGCGGGCCGGTGCCGAACCTGCTCGATCTTGTTGCCGACAATATCGAGGTTGATGGCATTGTCCCGCTGTCAGAGTTCGACGCGGATTATGTCGTCGGGTCATGGTCTGTGCCGTGGCGCACCGGCGCCACTTATGCAGACGTAAGCGGCAAGCCGTATTTTGCGGCCGAGCCTCTCAATCTGCCCAAGCGCGGCAAGCTGAATGTCGGCCTCGTGTGGCGCGGTAATCCCGCCTACGGCATGGACGTGCATCGGTCGATGCCGTTCGCAAGCTATGCGCCTCTGTTCGATCTGCCGGGCGTGGCGTTTCATTCGTTGCAGGCCGGGCCGCCTGCTCTGGAGATAACTGAACTTGGATACGATGGCTTCGTCGCCAACCTCGAACCGTTTTGCAGCGACTGGCGCGCAACCGCTCGCGTCATTCAATCCCTTGACGTGGTGGTGTCAGTTGACACTGCTTGCGCTCACCTGGCCGGCGCTTTGGGCAAGCCCGTCTATATCCTCACGACCTGCGCCTCGGACTGGCGATGGAATCGCGCCACCGAGCGAACGGTCTGGTACGACTCCGCCCGCGTCATCCGGCAAGCGACGCAAGACTATTGGGAGACGCCCGTCCTCCGCGTCCGCGAAGCGCTAAAAGGAATGTTGGATGAGCGACGACAGGCTGCTTGACGCGCGCAATCGCGCTGTCAGGGCGCAGACGCTCGTTGACGATCCACTGCTGAAAGAGGGCTTTGACGCGCTGGAAGCCGCCTATATCGCGGCATGGCGCGCAACGAGGCCGGAAGACCAGAACGCCCGCGAGAAGCTCTACCTTGCGGTTAACGTCATCGGAAAGCTGAGAGAGCATCTACAGTCGGTCATTGCGAATGGTCGCATTGCCGACGCTGAACTGCACGCGCTCACGCAAGAGCAAGAGCGCCGCAAGCGGTTCGGCATAATCTAAGGGACAACACATGGACGGACAGATGCAGCCCGCCTCACCAGAGGCAGGGAGCGAAGTCGCGTGGACTCATACCGCAGGCGGATCGGGCGAACTGAGCGTTTCCGAAGCCGCCCGCTCGCTGGCAATGGCGCGCTACAAGCGCGACGCTGGCGATCAGGAACAACAGGCAGCGCAGGCGGAGACGCCAGCGGCAGCCGAAGCAGAATCGGCCTCGCAAGAGGCTGACGCCGCCCCTCAAGCAGAGGCTACCGGCGAGACGCAGGCAGACGACCCGGCAGATGATCTGCCGCCACTCGAATTGCCGAGGTCTTGGACGCGAGATCAGTCGGACAACTGGAAGGCTCTACCCCGCTCGGTTCAGGAGTTTCTGAGCCAGCAGGCCAGCAAGGACAGTGAAGCCGTTCGGAGATCGCAAAACGAAGCCGCTGAGCAGCGCAAGGCTTTCGAAGCCAAGCTAAGCGAAGTGGAGAAGGTACGACAGGACTACGAAAGCAGGCTGCCGGCACTTGCAGCGGCCATTGAAGCGACGATCCAGAACCAATTCGCTGACATTCAGTCGATTGCGGATGTGCGTCGTATGCAGGCGGAAGACCCCTTCCGCTTTCAGCAGTGGCAGCTCCATCAGATGGAGCTTCAAACGGTTCAGGCCCAGAAGGCCGAGGCCGAGAAGCACCAGACCGAGACGAAGATTCGCGAGCGCAACGACTATCGCGTGGCGCAGACGAAACTGCTGCTCGAAAAAGTGCCGGAACTGAGCGACGCGAAGAAGTTCGCCGAGACTCAGACGCGCGCGGTTGAGTTTTTGAAGGATTATGGTTTCGCGGACGCGGAGCTTGCCGAGCTTGGCGAGAGCCGTTTCAGCGACAACGCAAACTTTCAGCGGCTCGTCCTCGACGCAATGGCTTTCCGCGATGGCCAGAAGGCCAAAGCGCAAGTTCTGAAAGCATCGCCTCCGCCCGTTCTGCGGCCGGGTGCCCCGAAGGCACCCACAGCGGGCATTCAAGCCCAAATCCAAACCCTCAAATCGCAACTCGACAAGGCGTCGGGTCTGCAAGCCGTTCGCATCGGTGCGGAGATCACCAAGCTCGAACGTCAGGCAGGCCGCCGCTAGTCATCTGACCTCAAAAGGAACCAACGCCAATGACCATGGCAACCTCCGCGTTCTCTACCTTTGCCGCTGTCGGCAACCGTGAGGACATCACTGACACGATCTACCGCATCGACCCGACCGATACGCCGTTCTATTCCGGCGTCGAAAAGGCGAAAGCCTCTGCCGTCAACCACGAATGGCAGACGCAGGCTCTCCGCTCTGTCGCGGCCAATGCGCAGCTCGAAGGCGACGACATCACGGCGGTTTCGCGTACCCCGACCGTTCGTCTCGGCAACATCTGCCAAATCCTGTACACCAGCGCCCGCGTCACTGGTACGCAGCGCGTCGTTGATCACGCCGGCCGTGACGACGAAATGGCGTATCAGGAAATGTTGGCGGGCCTCGAACTCAAGCGTGACATCGAATACAACCTCGTCGGCCTTTCGACCGCGAAGGTGACCGGTGCCACGACCACGGCGCGCAAGTTCGCGTCGGTCAATGCGTGGATCACGACCAATACCGACAAGGGCGGCGGCACTGCGGCCGACCCGACTGCGGCTGATGGCACGAGCGCGCGCGTTGACTCGGCCACGCTCTCGGCCTTCACCGAGGCGCGTCTCAAGAACGTCATCAAGAAGTGCTTCGATGCTGGTGGCAAGCCAACCGTCGTGATGCTGAACAGCTTCAACAAGCAGCAGTTCAGCACCTTCACGGGTCGCGGCACTCCGATGCAGGATCAGGGCGAACGCAAGATCACTGCGGCGGTTGACGTGTACGAGTCCGACTTCGGCCGGCTCAAGGTCACCCCGAACCGCTTCATGCGCCAGCGTGACGCCTTCGTGTTGCAGATGGATATGTGGGCGACCGCCCCGCTTCCGGGCCGCAGCATGGTGTCGTTCCCGCTCGCCAAGACCGGCGATAGCGACGCCAAGGTGATCCTGTCGGAAATGACGCTCGAAAGCCGCAACGAGAAGGCTTCCGGCGGCGTGTTTGACCTGACCACTGCCTGATAGCAGCCAGTCACCCTCAACATAAGGCGGTCCTTCGGGGCCGCCTTTTTCATTGGAGAATGCAATGGCTCTGTCTGGCACTCATGATCTGCGTGAGCATGTCATTTACGCTCAGGTTGCGAACGTCTCGTCAACCTCTGTCGTTTATGCGCGCGCTCCGTTTCGCGGCACCGTAACCAAGGTTGGCGTGGTGCTGTCGTCTGCGGCCTCGACTGCGGACGCGACCTGTACGACCTCGCTGGCGGGCACCAACATCACCAACGGCGTTGTCACTGTCACGCAGTCCGGCTCGGCGGCCGGCTCTGTATTTACGTCAACACCTTCTGCGGCGAATACCTGCAACGAGGACGACAAGATCGGCTTCACCTTCTCCGGTTCGGGGACGGCGGGCGGTCCGGTGACGTGCTTCGCAGTGGTGCGGAGGGCGTAACATGGCATTCGTTGGCGGGACCGGCCGTCTCGGCAAGGTCCAATCCGTGGCCTACACGGGCACTGCCGGCACGATCTCGACTGCCATCAGTGCGGGCGTTCAGACCGTGCGCATCGTCGTCACGAGCAACGCTTATGTCGCTGTCGGGGTGTCTCCGACCGCGACGACTTCTGACACTTACGTTCCGGCGAATTGGCCGGAATACATCAACGTCATGCCCGGTGAGAAGGTGTCTGCAATCCAGGCATCTGCCGGCGGCACGCTCAACGTGACGGAAATCCCGTGAACGACAGCGGTATCGTCAACCGGGCGTTCTATGACGCGGGGGAGCGTGAATTTACGTTCCTCCGCGTTCAGGACGTTGAGCCGATCCTCGAACACAACGCAATGCTGCGCCAGCAGGAACAGCATGGCGAGAGCTTCCGGCAGATCGGATCGGTGCCGAACGTCATGATCGAAAAATGGCTGCATGAGGAATTGGACCGGGGCAACGTCGGTCTGAGGATTGGCAGCGAGGAATTTGATCGCCTCATCTGGCGCAAGCTGCAAGACCCCGAATACGCGAAATTCCGCACTGACGGCGTGAAGTTCAAGTTGGGATACGGCGACACATGAGCTTTGCCGATTACACATCCTTGCAGAGCGAGATTGGCGACTATCTCGCACGCGGCGATTTGACCGACAAAATTCCGTCGTTCATTCGGTTGTGCGAGGCAAAGCTGAACCGCATCCTGACCTGCAAGGATATGGAGCAGCGTTCGACCGCGACGATTGATATTGCGTCGGATGAGCCTGAGTTTCTGTCGCTGCCGACCGATTTTCAGGCGATGCGCCGCATTCGGCTGAGCAGCATCGCCAGCAAGCCGCGTCTTGAATTTGCGACGCAAGCCTTCATTGACGACAAGCGCACAAGTGGCGGTAACGTTATTGGGCAACCACGCTGGTTCACGGTGATGGGGTCTGAGCTGGAATTGTTTCCGACTCCTGACGCGGCATATGTCCTCGAAATGATCTACCGCAAGCAAATTCCGGCGCTCGCGGACAACGATACCAACTGGCTGCTTGAGACGCATCCTGACGCTTATCTGTACGGCGCGCTGCTCGAAGCCGAGCCGTACATGAAGAACGACGCGCGCATCGGGACGTGGGCGCAAGCGCTGTCCTCTGTCGTTGATCAAATCAATACCAATTCGCAGATTGCGGCGTTTAACGCCGGACCGCTCTCAATCCAGCTACGGACGCAGACGCCTTAATGTCGCCTCGCATCACGCATTCCAAGGTCAGCGGCAAGCCTAATCCGACCGACGCCTCGAAAGTGGGCGGTGAGGATTGGGACGCGGATCATGTCATTGACGGGCTGACCATCGGCACGGACGTGCAGGCGCATGACACGACGCTCGACGCGTTGGCTGCGTTCGACGCGAACGGCATCCTCGTGCAGTACGGGACCGATCAGTTCACCGCTCGCACGCTGACCGGCACGGCGAATGAAATTACGGTTGCGAATGGCGCAGGCGCATCCGGCAATCCGACTTTTTCGCTTCCTTCCGCGCTGACGTTTACCGGCAAGACTGTGACGGGCGGCACGTTCAGCGACGTTTTGTCGTTGTCTGCCACCAGCACAAATCCAGCAACGGCCATCCATCCGCTCAGCTCGTTTTACAGTCCGACAACCGACCCGTTGAGCAAGGGCACCGTCGGGATTCAGTCCATCCGCACGAGCGGCGGTCTCGGTATCACAGACGCGGCTCTTGTCGTCAACACAGAGGTCACGGGCGCGACCGGGGCTGTTGGCGCGATCATCGGCGGGACGCTCAACAAAAGCGGGATTTCCACGCTCGATAGCTTCGGCATTCTCGGCCTGATCAACAATGATGCGGCGACGACCTTTCCGACTGGCGCGGCTGTTTGGGGCATCGTTCGAGGCGAAAAGGCATCGAATGGCTATGTCGATGGGCTGCGGTCAACGTCAGAAGTTACAGTAAGCGGAGAGAAGCCGCGCGCGGGGCTTCTGGTCAGCAGCACGCTTGACACCAACGCTTTCGATCACGGCGTTTGGGTCATCGGCGCGAATAACTACGGATTCGTCGTCGGATCAGAGGGCGGGGTCGCGACGGGCGTTGTCACGCCAACCGTTCCGTTCGCTGCATATACTTACGGCCTCGGCACGACGCCGCATGATGGATTGTTCCTCGCCAATATCGCGCCAGCGTCGGCCGGCGCGCAACAGATGTCGTCGCGTATTCGCTGGCTCGGCAAGGGCTGGAAAACGGATGCGACGGCCGCGTCGCAGAGCGTTGAATGGACCGTTGATCCTCTGCCTGTGCAAGGCTCGTCGGCTCCGACCGGCAATCTGATTTTCGCATCGCGCATCAATAATGGCACGCTCGATAATCGTGTCTGGTTCACTTCGTCCAACGGCGTTGGGTTTGGGCTTGCTCCGAACGCAGGCGCGCAGGCGGGTGATCTTACTGTTTCTCGCAGCAGCAATACCGGCGCGATTAACTTCGGCAACGATGGCACGAAGTATATCTACCAAGACGGGACAAACTGGCAGTTCAACGGTTCAGGGCTAAATGTTGGTTCAGGCGGCACCGGGTTAACGTCGTTCACGCTTGGCGATCTGGTCTATGCCAGCGCAGGCACGACGTTGAGCAAGCTCGCTGGCAATACGACGACGACGCGCAAATTCCTGCGACAGACCGGCGACGGCACAAACTCCGCTGCGCCGGCATGGGATACGATCACGGCGGCGGATGTACCAGGCTCTGCGCTGACGCGAACGAACGACACGAATGTTACTCTCACGCTTGGCGGCACGCCTGCAACGGCGCTATTGCGTGCGGCGTCGATCACAGTTGGGTGGACCGGCACGCTGGCACCGTCGCGCGGCGGTACCGGCATTTCCAGCCTTGGCACTGGTGTTGCAACTGCACTCGGCGTTAATGTGGGGTCGGCCGGCGCGTTCGTGACGTTCAATGGCGCACTTGGATCGCCGTCATCGATTGGCACGATGCCGGCATTCACGCTTGGCGGCGCGATCACTGGCGGCAGCCAGAACGTTTCCGGGCTAGGCACGCTTGGCGCGACCGACATCACGGCTTCTGGTTTTGTGCAGGCGGCTGCTGCGAGCGGGTTCAAGCTTGGCAGCAATCTTTTTGCGTCTGTCAGCGGCGGATACACGCTCATCAAGGCGAGCGACGGAAACCAGGCGCTTTCCTTCGGCACCACTGCGGGCGATCCGAGCGCGTATTTCGACAACAATTCTTCGGTGTTCCGTGACCGTTCTGCGTTCGCGACCTTCGGTACGATCAACAGCAACGGCCTGACGCTCAACTCTGGCGGCCTTTCAGTCGGCACGACGCAGACGCCATCGGCCGGTCAAATCTACATCAACAACGCAACGAATCTGATCCGCACGAAAACGTCGTTCACGAATAATGCGGCAGCCGCAACCGGCACGCTGACCAATGCGCCAGCGGCGGGCAATCCCACGAAGTGGATCGCAATCGATGACAACGGCACGACCCGCTACATCCCGGCTTGGTAATGGA